AGCCAAGTTGAGTGCTGCACCTGATAATTTCTACACACTCAAACAGCCTGAACAATCTGAATGGAAATGTTACTTGTTTGGCAACACGCCACAAGAAAATAATGGCATTGTTTGGATTCCCATCAAAGGGCAAGAGCCGAATTGGTTTGTGCGCTGGATGATGCGGGTGTGTTTTGCTTGCACTTGGGTTAAGGAGAGGAACAATGGATAAAGAAACAACACAGCCAGTGCAACAATTAACACTGCAAGAGCAGCTAGCAATAGCTCAAGCAGATTGGGACAAAGCCAATGATGTTTGGGAGAAAGCCGAGGCAGATTGGCACATAGCTCAATCAGATTGGCGCAAAGCCTATGTCGCTTGGGGCAAAGCCGAGGCAGAAATCAAGCGTATGTCGCTTGGGGGCAACACAGGCAAAGCGCAGCGCCAATGGGTAGGACTTACAGCAGAACAAATCGCGTCCATACCTTTGAATGAACACACGCTACAGACAGCAGAAAGACTACTTAAGGACAATAACGCATGACACAAAAAACATTTATCCAAATCGAAAGTAGAAAAGTTGAAAGTTGGTTGAGAACGCTACAACATTGTCGTAACAATCTTTTCCTCAAAGATTGGGTGGAACACATTGACGATTCCATGACCGCCATCAAAGAAGCCTTGACACAGCCAGCGCAGGAGCGTAACTTCTGCGAACGCTGCGGTAAACGCACAGCAGACCTTACCGTGATTCACACTTGCACACCACCACAGGAGAAGAACACATGAAAATTATCAAAGATGAAATAGCTACCATCAAGCGTGGTCGCCGTGTCACTGTTGAGCTTGAGTCGGGTGAGACACTAATCAACGTCCGAGGGGGCCGCTACTACCGTCTTGGTGGGCAGGTGGAAGACATTGTGCAAGGCCATGTCATAGTTGAAATGACGGACGTTTACTGGTGCAGTATTACACAAAAGTGGGAGAACACATGACTGATAAAAGATGCACATTCAAACAAGATAAGTGGCATTGTGGTAGTTTCGCATTTAATTTATATAGTGAAAGTATCGAGCAGGGTGACTATTGCGACAAACATTATTGGCAAGTTCGGGCGGTGAAGGCCGAAGCTTTTACACAGGCAGTACCGGATGAAACATTAACCATAGCATATCAAAGTGGATTCTTTGACGGTAAGAAGCAACGACAACTAGTAGAGTCAACGGGTAATGAATGGTTTGAATGGTGGCGTGTATCAAAAATAGCGGATGAAACGGAAGCAGAAATTGATTTCGGTGACTTCCTAATTATTGCTCAAGCTGTAGTGACTAAATTAAAGGAGGATAATAAATGAGCGGTGGACATTTTCAATACAAGCAATATGATATTGGATATATTGCTGACGAAATAGAGCAGCTAATACTCACTAACACATCAAAAGAAACTAACGAGTGGGGCCAAATCAGGGGCGCGTTCTATTCAGAAGAAACCATTGCTGAGTTTGAGCATGCTTTAAAACTATTGCGTGAGGCACAAATTTATGCACAACGAATTGATTGGCTTGTGTCTTGTGACGATGGTGAAGACAGCTTTCATAGCCGCCTTAAGTTTGATTTAGCCAAAGTAAAGGATAGCGATGAGTGACTTAACACAGATAAATGAATACACTAATGGATGGGACGAAGCACTAGACCATGCCGCCTCTCGCCTATGTGAGATTGCTTCATTCAATAACGACACCAAGGATAGCTTTGCTATTTTTATAAAGCAACTCAAGATAAGGAAGCCACAAGCACCAGTCACTGAAGTGCTGTCTGAAGAGCAGATAATTGCAGAGGCACAAGAGGCTTTGCTTATACTTACAGATAAATACAGAAAAGACTTTGGGCTTGATGGAGCTTGGGATGCTCCACTGGTTGGTGGAGAAAAAGTATTGAAGACGATTGATAACTATTTAAAAACAAAGACATGTTTATAAAAACACATCTGCCCTGCAAAAGCTGTGGAAGCAGCGATGGGCTAGCAATGAATGAGGATCACAGCACTAAGTGTTTTGTATGTGATACATTCACACCCTCCACTAACCAACAGGAAATATATATAGTGATTGATGAAGAAGTTGAAGTTGTCTCCTCCGCTTTAAAAGTATTTAAAGAAGGCGTTGCTGTTAGTGTATCTGATCGGCGTATTAGCAAAAGCACAATGGAGAAATATGGTGTTGTCAAAGAAGGCGACAACTATTACTTCCCCTACTACGATGGTAATAGCCAGCTTGTAGCAGCTAAGGTTAGGGCAGTAGCTGACAAGAAGTTTAGTGCAGTGGGTAGCTGGTCTAAAGGAATCTTGTTTGGACAGAACCTGTTTCCCTCCGGTGGTAAGTATCTCACCATAGTCGAAGGAGAGTTTGATGCACTAGCTGCTTTCCAAATGACAGGCTCTAAGTATCCTGTGGTATCTATTCGCAACGGTGCTGGATCTGCGCTGAAGGATTGCAAAGCTCAGTACGAATACATCTCCAGCTTTGAGAACATTGTGGTGTGCTTAGACGGTGATGCTGTAGGGCAGAAGGCTGCGCGAGAAGTTGCTGAATTGTTTGGCAACAAGTGCAAGCTGTTCAAGCCTGTGCCTGAGTACAAGGATGCATGCGATTGGCTTGCTGACAATGGCGAGGCTAAGTTTGTAGAGCGGTGGTGGAGGTCTGAGGCGTATGTACCCGATGGCATTGTCAGTGGCTCTAGTATGTGGGACTTGGTATCAAAGCCTATGCCACCAGCAGACTGCACCTATCCTTGGGCTGGGCTTAATGACATTACCTATGGCCTACGCTTTGGTGAACTGGTTACAGTGACAGCCGGTAGTGGTTTGGGAAAGAGCCAAGTGCTGCGTGAAATTGTGTGGCATCTTCTACAGAAGACAAACGACAACATTGGCCTGATGTTCTTAGAGGAGAGCGTCAAGAAGACGGGCCTGTCTGTGATGTCGCTGGCAGCTAATGTACCCCTGCATCTACCTGATGTGGTGGTGTCACCGGAGCAGAGGCGCGATTCCTTTGAACGCACACTAGGCACGGGGCGCTTGTACTTGTTCGATCACTTCGGTAGTACAGCAGTGGAGAACATTGTCAATCGTGTGCGCTACCTTGCGAAGGGCATGTCCTGTAAGTACATATTCCTAGACCACCTATCCATCATTGTGTCTGCACAGGAAAGTGGTGACGAGCGTAAGGCACTGGATGAAATCATGACCAAGCTGCGTATGCTTGTGCAAGAGACAGACATAGCCCTTATAATTGTCAGCCACCTCAAGCGTCCACAGAACATAGGCCATGAGGAAGGAGCAGCTACATCACTGGCACAGCTTCGCGGTAGTGGAGCCATTGCTCAGCTTAGCGACATGGTGATTGGGTTGGAGCGTAATGGTCAAGCTGAAGACTTGATTGAAAGAAACACCACGAAGGTTAGGGTACTTAAGAACCGCTTCAGTGGAATCACTGGCCCAGCATGCAACCTTCTATACAACAAAGAAACAGGACGCATGTTTGAAGTTGATGCCGAAGAAGAGACACCACTGTTATGAAAGATATACATGATTTATTTAGATATCGAAACAGATACGAAGCACAAACAGATATGGCTGTGTGTTACCGAGAAAGATGGAGAGATAAAACACTGGAGAAATAAAGATGGACTACAAGAATACCTCAAAGATAGTGAAGTATGTGGGCATAACATTATTGGTTTTGATGCTCCTGTACTCAAGAGGGTGTGGGATGTCACCATACCCAGTACCTGTTTAATAGACACACTGATACTCTCGCGTCTGCACAATCCTGATGTAGACATTGCATTCATTGAGGGACAGAAAGTACCAGCCCCTCATAGCCTAGAAGCTTGGGGCATACGACTGAAGTACCACAAGATAAGCTTCACTGACTATGATGCTGGCTGGTCTGAAGAGATGGCTGAGTATTGTGAACAGGATGTAATCCTTCTAAAGAAGCTGCATCACCATCTCATATCCCTGCTCAACAGAGATAAGTTCAGCAGCCAAAGCATAGAGCTAGAGCATAGGGTTGCCATCATCTGTAAGCAGATGGAAGACAACGGCTTCAAACTAGACATGCCCAAGGCTATGTCTTTGCATGCTCATTTAGTTGGGCGCATGTCAGACATTGAAGCGCAGATGCAGCTAGTGTTCAAGCCCACCTACGAGGAACTAAAGACTCCTGAGTATTGGGAAGTGGTAACACCAGATTGGAAAGAGTACAGGGCAGAAACTAAAACAGAGCTTCGTCAGATACTTAAAGAGGCAGGATACAAAGCTTCACTGATAAACGAATCTATGGCTGGGCCAATGAAGGTTAGGGAACACCTATTCAATGCCGGTAGTAGGCAGCAGATTGCTGAGAGGCTAACCATACTTGGTGTGAAGTTTGACAAGCACACAGAAAAAGGCAATGTCATTGTGGATGAGACAGTGCTGCAAGGCATAGACCTGCCTGAGGCTAAGCTTGTGGCTGAGTATCTAATGCTTCAGAAACGCACGGCACAGATCAGTAGCTGGATGGGGTTTGTTGAAGACGATGGCAGGGTACATGGACGCATCATTACCAACGGGGCAGTGACGGGTAGATGTACACACAGTAGTCCCAACATGGGACAAGTGCCAGCGGTTAACCCTGACACGCCCTATGGCGCTGAGTGCAGGGAAATGTGGACAGTGGAGGAAGGCAATGTGCAGGTAGGGGTAGACCTTAGCGGCATTGAATTACGCTGCCTAGCCCACTACATGCAGGACGCTGTGTGGCAGGAAGAACTCTTGAAGGGTGATGTGCATTGGATGAACTGCCAAGCCTTTGGGTTAGTGCCTAAGGGTACAGTGAAGGACGATAGCAATTCAGAGCATAAGAAATTTCGTAACATAACGAAGACGATGACATACGCTATGCTCTACGGGGCAGGAGCAGGGAAGATTGGATTAACTGCTGGGGTTTCTGCTTCCAAAGGAAAGAAACTTATTGATAACTTCTTAGACAATACTCCTTCGCTTAAGAGGTTGAAGGAGAAGGTTGTCAGAGTATCAGCCAATGGCAAACTCCCTGCCTTAGATGGTAGGAAAGTGTGGGTAAGAACTTCTCACGCTGCTTTGAATACCCTGCTGCAATCTGCTGGCGCTATCGTTGCTAAGCAGTGGCTAGTGGAGTGTGAAAACTCATTGAAGTTTCATGCAATTAATGCAAAGCTTATTGCTTTTGTTCACGATGAAACTCAATGGGAAGTTGCTAAGGAGGATGCAGAAAGGGCAATGAAAATTATTGAA